CCGTTGCTTCGTTACCGGGTACACGTTCGCTACATACTTTGTGCCATCTTTGCGCGCTTTGATTATCTCTTTAGCAGGTTGGCTCTTGTCGGTTTTTCTTGTGTACAGTAGGCTATTAATAGCGCTTTCGCGGTCAATAACTTTACCGTTGTAAACAATCCTTTCTACTAATGGCTTTGCATACTTCTTTGCATACTTCATTCAAAAACACCTCTTTTTATAAAGTCACAGTAAACTGCGCTGGTAACAGTATTCTACATCGGTTATTGGATATCCTTTATTTGATATATTACATTTTGATTACATTAATAGGTAGGTATTAGTACCAGGTCATAAGTATTCAGGAGTTATCCACAAGCATCTGTTGATAACTATATAAGTTATGCACAGATTACTATGTCAAACTGCCTGCCTGCCTAACTGTTTTCTTTTTTTGCTTGTATTTTGATAATGATAATCATTCTCAATTAGAACACTGTCAATATATGTGTCGGTGTCACTGATACCCCAGCAGGGTATATGACGGCGGGCAGGGCAGCAATGAAACGGTGTCGCGGTGTGTTACTAGTCACAAAACTAACGATAATATAATTCAAATCACCTACCATATAATGGTAATTAGTATAGTATTTTACAGTAGAAAATGGCACTCATAATAGGCAGTTGTAGGCATGGGCCCTTATATTACAGAATTATTACAAAGGTGCTGGGTTGAAGAGGAAAGGTGGTGACCGTTCTGGATGAGGTGGCGGGTTCAATCACTACTCCCAACTGGGTTATGCTGGGTGTGGTGGGTTTTATATATAACTTTATTATAAAAAATATTATTATATATGTATACAGCAGAGACTTTGTTAGGGCAAAAACCCGTCACACCCGCCACCAGACTTTAGTGAAACTGAAACACCGTGCAACTGTAGCACTTCGAGACTTGCCAAAACCCCGCAGACAAAACACAACCCAGCACCAACCCGCCACCACTACACCAACCCACCACCTTTTAATAAAAAAGGCGCCTGTCGATTGACAATTCCCATTGTCTATTGACAAACGCCTTAACCTATGGATGAGTTTTAAAAATCCAAATTAATATCAATACCTAACCAGTATGCGGCGTCTTTCTTTTTAACCTTATGATAACCCTTGTCCTCAAACTTAATAGAGAACGTCTTGTTACTCCACACTGTCTCACCGTTCGACTTGCACCAACGGGAGAAGGTCTCGTACATCACAGATGACTTGCACTCCTTGGTACTACCGACGATGCAAGCGTCTTCGATGAACCTGCCTAACGTGTCCATTGAGACCTGGTACTGAGAGGTTGCCAGTTCAACAGTGTCACAGGTACCCAGACCAACGGTCTGCCACTGCTTGAGACCTGCCAGACACCAGTTGAGTATACCACTGCGCTCATCGAGAAGACGCTGGTAGAGCTTACGGTCTTGCTGGTCGGTAGGTATGGTCACATTGAACGGTATAAGACGCACCCTACGCCACATTCCCTTGCTGTCGTCGTGTATATTGGGCTTGTGGTTGGTAGCGAGCCATATCTTCATATGTGGTTCGAACTCGAAGAACTCACCGTAGAGGAAACGTGCCTTGACACTCTTGCCGCCAGTGATGTCCTTGATGAGGGCGTCGTCTATGGTCTTGAAAACACCCGACTCAGCGGCACTGATAAACCGCGCGCCTACCATACAGGCTATATCGTTACGCACACCGCCATCCCCCTGCTTGGAGAGGAACGTGGAGAACGTGGCCTGCTGAGAGTAGTTGCCTAACAGATGGAGGAGGGTGTCGAGGAAGACACTCTTGCCATTGGCACCACTGCCATACAGTGTGAAGAACACCTGCTCGCTTACATCACCAGTGAGACTGTAGCCCACTGCCCGTTGTACGTAGTCTATGAGAGGTACGTTGTGCTCGAAGATACGGTCTAAGAAAGAGAGCCACACAGGGCACACTGCGTCACCGTCGAACGTGATGGGTACCAGCTTACTGAGCATGTCACTGGAACGGTGCTCAACCACCTGGTGGGTTGACAGGTTGATGGTGTGTGATTGGGTGTTGAGGAGCATAGGGTCTACGTCGAAGGCTGTGGTGCTGGTTGCCAGCTTGGTCTTGCATAGGCCGAGGATGGAGTTGAACTTGCCTGCACCCTCACAGCAGGTGGCGAACTTATCATACGACTCTTGGTACTCCTCCGTCTTACATTCATTAGGTATAAGGCGAACGAGTGTAACCAGCTTGTCCATTATAATAGTGTCTGAGAAATCCTTAGACCATACAACACCGTTATAGATAGCCCACGTGTTCTCTTCGGACACATAACGTATACTGTCATGGTATCTGTCATAGAAACGTTCGGCTACGCCTATGTCGGTTAATGGGAACATACGGGTACCCTGCTCATAACGGCAGACACTACGGCAGAGGGTGGTTATCTCCTGCTCGTCTAACGGTGACACCAGCTTACTGTTACGCAGTTTGACAATGTCCAGTACCTCGTCATAATCGAGCCCCATGTGATGCAGTGACCCTGCCATACTGGTAAGTGTAGCGTTACGGCTACCCTCCGTTATCTCGGTAACTGTCTTAGTGTCGGTTGCCTTAGTGTTACGCTTGGTACACAGGTCAACTACCGCTTGGGGGAAGTCTGACAGTGTTAGTACATCGTCGTTGAACTTGTACTCCTTACCAGATGGATGCGTAGAAGGTGGTGCAACAACATATCCTCCGTTGTTACGTATGTCAATGCCTGGCAGTACTCCTACCTTGTTGCTTACTGCTGGGTTATCACAGTACCTGTAGTATAGGTGCTTACCCTTACCTGTGCTTACTGACAGAGTGGCTGGTAGGTCTAGTGACTCTAGCGACTTGAACCCAGCGTCACCGTCTATGTCAACTATAGTAATACCCGATACTTCGCCAGTGATAATAGCTATGTTGTAATCATCCCACATCTTAGACCACGTGTTGACCTCTGCCTCGGTGGGTCTAGTTGTCTGGTACTTCTCCCACTTAATAGCGGGTATCTTCTCTTTGAACTTAAGAGGGGCTATGCTGTACCCATGGTTAATATAATCCAGAGCAACTTGCTTGAATTGCACACTATCCATATACTAACCCCTCGTTTCTAAAAACATTGCGATTGCCTTACGAATTTGTTTAGAGATGTCAGAGTCTTGTTTATTAACAATCTCCTGTAACTTCTCCCACTGCTCATCTGAAATGTTAATTGTAATTCGTTTCATAAATCCTCCTTTTTAAAATTTTGTAAGTTCATAGTATCATACTTCTATGACGTTGTCAACAATTATTTTTTAAAAGATTTTTAAGGCAGAGAAAAAGCCCTTTCGGGCTAAGTCTCAAAGGAGTTTTATGTCAAAATTACGAATCTGCTATATGACGTAATATACTACCTATAGTATATTTTGTGGCTTTATTTAATAACTGTATTTCACCAGGAGTGAAACTAGAGCGCTTGCTTAAGAAATATTTTAATTCCGTGAAAACTTCGTCATTGGATGTCCATGTAGTTGTGGTAAAAGCTGGTGCTGTAGCTATATCATAATCCCGTGTACGTAGATTGTTAATTTCGGCGGCACCCCAAAACGGGTTGGGGTCTACGGCGTGGTCACGATACGGATTAGCATCATACTCTTCACTAACTCTTACATTACCATCAATTCCTCTGACTCCCAACACTTCAGCCCTACCGAAATTTCCAAGCATGCTCATGCAAAATCAACCTCCAGACGCTCTTTGTCATATTTTTTTAGCATTTTTCCTTCACTATCATAAAAATTTACATTTATATATGAAGAAAAGGGTTCATCAACACCCACAATATTTTTCCTACAGTTTTTTCTACCACCAGTAGACTCAATACTTATGTCACCGTTAAGTAATGCCCAAATGAAACCGTTTAACAGTTTACCTTGGGATATATTTTTCTCATGCATATAGTCATTAAATAACTTATGCACATTAGGGTGGATACTTAAGCATGTTGTTATACCCATTTTTTTGATTACTCCGCTCATAAACTACCTCACTTTCTAATATAATTATATATTACTTCGTTGTAAAAGTCAAGTATAACTTTTTGTTGACATTTTTAACCTTTTATGATATACTTGTTCTATATAATAGTATACCCTTGGAGGTTAAATTGGAAAACGAAGAGGTACGAATAGCAAATATAATGCGTAACAACAAAATAGATGATATAGTATCTATTGGTGATGACCTAATATCTAACGACGATAGGGTTACTACTTTATATACCCAAAAAACAGGCGAAGATGATTTAAAACAGACCATAAATATGGTTGAGATGGCTTACTTGCATGTTCAAGGGTATGGAAACACCGCCATGTCTAATGTTTTGGGAATTACCCCCACACAAGTTCAAGTAATTAAAAGTTCAGATAAATTTAAAGCTGTTTTAAGTGCCTTAAACACTGAAATAGTTAATACAGCACGTACATTTTTAATGGCGGCTAGTTTAAAAGCCGTAAATACACTGTTAAAATGCTTAGATAGTGATGATGACAAGACACGCCTTAAAGCATCAACAGAAGTAATGGATAGAATAGGGCTAAAAGAACCAGACCAACTAGTCGTTATACAAAAAGCTGACAATATTAATAAGATGGATGAGAAACAGTTGTTAGACTTTATTAAAATGGGCATGTCTGAGATAATAAAGAAGAAAGAGGAATAGGGGATAACCTATGGCACCTATAAATTCACAGTTGCACAACCTAGCTAAGGCTAAGATTGCACTGTTAAAGAAAGCAGCTTGGGATGACTTCTATGTCTTTGCTAAATATGTATGTGGAAGAGACCAAATGCAAGAACAGCCACACCGTGAACTATGTGAATTCATTACATCGGGATTAGAAGCATCAGAAACTTTGAATTTAAAGATAAAACCAGTAATAACTGTAAAATATGTAATAGAGAAGTGTAAGAAGGGCTTAATAAAATTAATATTATTGCCCAGAGGAACATTTAAAAGTACGGTAGCCACCAACGCACTGCCAGTGTGGTTATTATGGCATAACCAAGACCTTAGATTAATGATTGACTCAGAGACACTGTCAAGCGCTAAAATGTACCTATCTGGTATACGAGATATGCTGGATAATAACGAGATGTTGAAGATGATATGCACGGATGACGAAGGAAATTATTTATTAGAGCCAAATAAAGGAATAGCTGGTGGATTTACAGAAGAGCAAGTAATACTGAAGCACCGTAAGAAGTTAGGACTGAAAGAACCATCTATATTCTGCTCAGGAGTAGATAATGCAAGAACTGGTATGCATCCAGATGTTATAATAATGGATGACTTAGTATCAGAGAGAAATGTAGGCACAGATACGCAGTTAGCTAAGACAAAAGACCACTATAGATACTCTTTATCACTATTGGAGCCAGGTGGGTTACATCTTATAATAGGAACAAGATATCACATGGCAGATTTATACGGCGATTTGATAACAGAAGAAAGTTTTGATGTATTGCTTAGACCCGCAATAGATACTGAAGGTAAATTATACTTTCCAACACGATTGACTAATGAGTTTTTAACAACGCAGCGTAAAGCGCAAGGAAGTTATATTTTTTCGTGCAATCCAAAGGGCGCCCCAGTGCTAATGTCAGATTTTACATTTAAAGATGTAAGTGAAATAAAAATAGGTGATGAGGTTATAGGTTTTACTAGAGGTACTAAAACAGAAGGTACACGTTCTAAATTAGTTAGAACTAAGGTTACAGCAGTAGGAAGTAAAATAGCACCAGTTGTAAGAGTTGTTATGGAGGATGGGTCAGAAATAAGATGTACTCCAGACCATAAGTGGTTTACTGGTAGAAAAGATTATCAAGATGGTTGGTATAGAAAAGAATATATGCCCGCACGTAAAGGTGGGCAACTGTTTAGTGTTACAAAAGCTTGGAGAGAACAACCAACCACTAAAGACTTAATGAACTATCAATATTTATCAGCAATGATAGACGGCGAGGGTGCTGTAAAATATGGCTCAATACAAATATCACAAGACTTTAATTTTCATCAAGGGGTTTGTGATAGAATAGATACAGTACTCACTGAGTTGAAAATACCATATAATAGATGTAATTACAAGGGTAATCAGTACTCATACGTGCTAAACGGTGGTAGAGAAGAAAAAATAAAACTCTTAAATTTTGGGAGTATGGGCAAAGCTAACGATGTAGTAAATAATATTTACCAACACGCAGGTCAACCTATGAATACAAAAGATAAGATGGTAGATATAATTCCAGATGGAGAAGAAGAGGTTTATTCATTCCAAACAGAAACAGGAAATTATGTAATATGGGGATATATGAGTAAAAACTGTCAGTACCAGCTCCAGCCAGTTGACGATGCCAATGCAGTATTTAAGAAAGCTAATATACACTACTATGAAGAGACACCACCACTAGTTGCGAAGTATATACTTGTAGACTTGGCAATTTCCCAGAAAGACACGGCAGACTTCTTTGTTTGTATGTGTGTGGGAATGGATAGAGAGAAGAAGTTGTATGTATTAGACTATGATAGAGCACATTACCTGCCTAAACAGCAGATTGAAGCAATATTTACAATGTTCAAACGCCACGATGGTGATGTGAGAGTCAAAGCGGTGGGTATAGAGACCGTGGCATACCAGAAAGCGCTACTATACCTTATAAAAGACGAGATGCGTCGTAGGGGCATATACATGCCTCTCAAAGAACTTAGGGCAGATAGAGATAAGGTAAGAAGAATACAAGCATTACAACCCCTGTTTGAGAACGAGGACATATTCATTAGATACTCACAAGTAGAACTCGAACAAGAGTTGTTAGAGTTTCCAGTTTCTCGGCATGATGACGTCATAGACGCCTTAGCCTATATATTACAACTATTAAGAGCGGGTGCAATGTCTATGGAAGCTCACGTGTACGAATACAAGACAAATAATCAGTATGTTAATTATTAATAGGAGGTAGTATTATGTTATTACAGTACATAAAATCCAATTTCGTAGACGCGGGTGAGTTAGTTGATACAACAGCCTTAGCAAACACTGGTGTAGCGTATACAGAGTGGTTAGATGCAGTTCATTGGGTAAGACGCTTACGTATGCTGGTTCAGTGTGATGAGCAATACACACTACAATACGTGTTAGCTGATAAAGTAGGTACGGAGAGTACAACTGTAGAAATTGTAACTGCTCAGGCGGCATTAACGCCATCAGTTAAGCAAGTAGAAACAGCTACAGTAGTAGGAACAATAACTACCTCTGGTAATGCTAAGGTTAGTGTAGACTCTATAAATTTTGGAGTTGACTCACCTAAGATAGTTGCCGTACCCGTACAATCGGGTGTTTTGCAGGCAGAAACAGCCACCGTAGTAGGAACAGTCACTACTTCTGGTAACGCTAGTACAGTTGTAACAGCAAGTGGTATGGGAAATTCCCCTAAAACAGTCACAACAGCAGTAGTAGCAGGTACTTTGCAAGTAGAAACAGCAACAGTAGCAGGTACTATTACAACAGCAGGCAATGCCAGTGTAATTGTAACAGCCGCAGGATTAGCTGGAAGTCCAATAACAGTAACTGTGGCATTAGCAGAGTCTGATAATGCAGATGCTATGGCAACTAAGATTAGAACAGCACTAGGTTTAAATGCACCGATAGCCGCGTTCTTCACAATAAGTGGTGCAACAGATAAAGTAATACTTACAACAAAAACTAAGACAGCAAATGATAGTACACTAAACATAGCTCTAGCAGACGGAACATGCGTAGGAATAACTGCCGCACCGTCATCCGATGATACTACCGCAGGAGTAACACCAGACACAGCATCACTTATAGCTGGTAAAATTAGAACAGCATTAGGATTAGACGCAGACGTCTCAGCATTCTTTACAATAACTGGTGCAACAGATAAAATTATACTCACAGCTAAGACAAAAGCAGCAAACGATACTACTATGAACATAGCAAATGCTAATGGAACATCAGTAGGTATAACTACAGTGGCAGCATCAACAAATACCCCTGCTGGGGTAGCCCCCGACGATGCAAGTGCTATAGGTGGTAAAATAAGAACAGCGTTAACAAACAACACATACATAGATGCTTACTTTGTAGTAAGTGGAGCAACAGACCAAGTAGTTTTAACTTCAAAACAATATGCTGGTAATGATACTAGTATTAACATAGCAATAGAGGATGACACAAGTGCTGGTATAACTGACGACACAACATCAACACATACAATCGCTGGTGTAGGTTCTGGAACGTGGAGAACACACTACTTAGAATTATCCCCAGGATATGGATTAAAACTTGGTATTAAGAACACATCAGGTGGAGCGGCGGCAGATGTAGCTAGGATGTACGTTACATTAATGGGGGAATAACCTATGGCTAAAAAACAAAAAGTCAGGTTTTTACGAGACTTTGAGAATATGGATGATGAGGCTATTCTATCAGTAATACGTACCGATATGTCTGCCTCTCAGACATTTCAATCTCCATACTTTGAGAAATTTAAGGAATACTATAAGCAGTATAGGTCTTATGTAGCAGAAACAGATAAAACAACTAATAGGTCTAACCTGTTTATACCTTACACGTATCACATAATTGAAACCGTGGTACCGAAACTCATACTGTCTGTGTTCACATCAAGACCGTATGTAAAAACCATGCCTTTAGGACTCCCAAGTGAATTAAGGGAAAAACGTGCTGAAAAAATGAATAAACTATTAGATTACCAGTTCCAACAAAAGATACATCTTATGCCTATATGTACCGATGTATTTAAAACAGCGGCTATATATGGTACAGCTGTAACTAAGCAGAGTTGGGATTTTAGAGAACGTGAAGTAATTAAAAGGCGTAATAGGGTGGTTAATGGAGCACCTATAGAGGGGCTTTATGACGATGTACTTGTTAAATCAGTAACAAATGATGACCCTAAAGTTACTTTAATACCGTTGTTAGACTTTTTCTTTGACCCAGCATGCACAAGCATAGAAGATAGTAGATATGATATACATAGGTACTGGGAAGATTTGAATGAATTACAAGAGAAAAAAGACCAGGCACCAGACCTGTATAAGAATATAGATAAGTTAGATGAAAAGGATGAAGTAGGGGCAACTTCCGAAGACATGCTCGCATCAATAGGTATTAGTGCTGGTAAGAATAAGCGTAAAGGTATTGAGATATGGGAATATTGGACAGATGGTTGGGTAGTAAAAGTTGCTAATAAAGACATGGTAATTTATTCAGCTAGAAATCCTTACTTCCATATGAAGAAGCCCTTTGCAAGGTGGGTTGATAACCCAGTACCTGGTGAATTCTACGGTATTGGCGAAGTTGAGGCTATAAAAGTGCTCCAAGAAGAGCTTAACACAACTCGTAATCAACGTATTGATAACGTATCATTCGTTCTTAACAAGATGTGGAAGATACTTCGTGGGGCTAATGTAGATACAACTCAGTTAGTATCTAGACCAGCTGGGTTTATTGAGGTTGATGAGCTAAACGATATTGAAGAAGTTACTTTTGAAGACGTTACTCAATCAGCTTATCAAGAAGAAGCTGTAATTAAAGCTGACATGGATAGAACCACAGGTGTAAATGACACAGAACGTGGCACACAAACGAGCAGAAGAGAAACAGCTACCACAATGAGTATATTAGCCAACGCTGGTAATGAGCGGTTTAAACTTAAGACTCTTCTAACTGAGTACGGTGGTTTCCATGAGATGGTTAATCAGATAGTAGGGCTCAATCAGCAGTACATTGATAGACCTAAAGAGATACTGCTCCTTGGTGATGATGGCTCTATGGACAATGATACTATAACTCCAGAAGAGATATGGGGTCAATGGGCTATAGTTGCTGTAGGAAGTGCTATAGAACCTGTTATAAACAAAGAAGCACGCCAGACACAGTTAGTACAGTTGTACAATATAATACAAAGTAGGCCAGATGTGAACCACACAGAGATGCTGAAACGTATATTTGAAGAGTTTGATATAGACAATATAGACGCCATATTTACTACACCAGGTGTTAATATGAACCCAGATATGATGCAACAACTTATTAAAAGCGGGGCAATAGGGCAGGGTGGGGCACAAGGCGGCAACCCACAAAACGTAAATCCTATGGGAAATCAAACTGGGGGGCAGTAATTATGAGTGAATTTGAAAAAAATTACATAAAAGACTTGCAAATTTCCCCAGGATGGTGTATAATAAGAGAGTATATAATATTGCAAGTAGATAACGCTAAATCACGCCTCATAACGGTAGACCCAGAGGATAAGGCTAAGATTTATGAATATCAAGGTGTTATTAAGAACTATAATGGGTTATTGACTCATATAGATAAATTAACTAAATAGGAGGACTACCATGAGTGATACAGGAAACGTCTTTGATAACTCTGGTACAATTACCCCCTCATTAGAGGGACAAGTAGATGTAGGAGCCATTGACGAAACCACAGACACAGATGTTACCCCCGAACAAGAGGGACAAGTAACAGAAACCCAAGCAACAGACCCTGTATGGAAAGCCAAGTTTAAAAGCCCAGAAGAGATGTACGACGCCTATGCAAAACTTGACCAATCATACGCCAACTTAAGACCTCAGTTTACAAAAGTAACACAGGAATTAAGCGGAATAAAAAAGGGCAGCACCCAAGTGGCTAATCAGGCAGCACCTGACCCACAAAACCCAGTAGAAGTATTGTTAGGCAGAGTTAAAGATATTGTAAATCCTATCCAGGAACAAAACGATGCTTTAATGATGCAGGCACAGGTTTCTAGGGCAATGCAGGAAAACAGTGATTTTGCAGAGTTAGCCCCCGCTATGGCTGAGATACTTAAGGCAAAACCTCACTTATGGAATGATGATAGCCCGATAGAAACAGCTCTTGAGTTAGCTAGAAGTAGAAAAACGAAAGATAATCTATCAAAGGTAGCTACAGAGACCAGAGCCCAGGCATATGCTGATAAAGACATTAAAATTGTTAATACAGCAGGGGCAAATAAACAGACAAGTGCCACCGAAGAAAAGAGCCCAGAAGATACTATTAGAGATGGTATCTTAAGAGTATCCAACCGCGGTGGAAGTATATTTTAAAAATTAATTTTAGGAGGATAAACGTATGGGAGCAGCAATTAGTGCAACAGCTAGGGGTACAGTCAATGCCGCAACAAACTCAGGTATACTTACCAATAGAATAGTAATAGATATGTCCAGTGAGATAGCCTTGCTAAAACCAAGAATATCTCCATTGACAGTAATAACAAAGAGAATGAATACACGCCCAACCACTAGTTATAAGTTCGAGTGGATGGAAGATACTATGATGGCTAGATGGTCAGCTATTAATAACACTGGTGGAGCTTATACAGATTCCACTACAGCTATTGTAGTAGATGATGGTACTATTGTCGCAATAGGTGACTTGGTTAAATCGGTAGCTACTGGAGAAGTAATGGCAGTTACTGGCATATCGTCAAACACATTAACAATTACCCGTGGATACGGTGAAACTGCGGCAGCTACAGCAAGTGTTGCCAATGATGTTAAACTCTTGGTTGTTGGTAATGTTAATATCCAGGGCGGAGTCGCTCCCGCTGAAAAGTACAATCAGCCCACAGCATCGTATAACTATACCCAGATTTTCAAAACTCCCTTTAGTGTAACTAACACACTTGAAGCTATGAAGTTATACGGGCCCTCAGAACTGTCCAGACTTCAAGCTAAGAAAGGTGTAGAACATGCTATGAGTTTGGAGTATGCATTCCTGTTCGGTGAAAGAAAACTTGACCTTACAGGTGCACAACCAGCAACTACAACTGGCGGAGTTCTTAAATTCCTTGCAGGCACAACCAATGTACAGTCAGCAGCCGCTAGTGCTAGCGATGCCACAGTAGAGGAAGCTATTGATGAATGGGTAGCAGATTTGTTCATTTATGGTTCTGATAATAAAGTATGGTTTTGCTCATCTGAAATTATATCCAGAGTAAATAAGATTGCTAAGGCTAATCTTAGTCTGGTACAGGGTGATATGGATAAGACTTATGGTATAAACATACTTAAATGGATGACTCCGCATGGCACACTTAATATGGTGCAACATCCACTCTTAGTTGAGGGGTACTCAAAATACTCCTTTGCATTAGATATGGATAACTGTGCATACAGACCATTAACAGGCAGAGACACTAAATTACTGACTAATATCCAGGCTAATGATGAAGATGGCAGGAGAGACATGTATCAGACCGAAGCTGGTTTGGAAATAAAGAGTCCTCTTACACATGGTATATTCTCATTAACGTAGGATAAATAATTAAATGAGGGGCAGGGTAACACCTGCTCCTAATTTTTAAAAGGAGATGTTTTATGAGGTTCTTTAATTATCAATTTCCTAACTCAATAATACGAGGGGAACATATCAAAATTAAATTTGAGAACGGCACATACGACACTACTGATGCAGAAGAAATAAAAGTACTAACTTTAGCTGGTATACCATGTATACATCTTGATGAGATTGTTACAGATACAGATATACCTGTAGGAGATATTGTAATAAAACAACCTATAAAGAAGTTGCCGACAAAGAAATAATGGGGGTATCTCATGCCAACTGTAAATGAATTAATAAGTAAAGTTACTGCCCTACTTGATGATACACCAGACACAATAAATTTAATAAATTGGTTTAACCAATGCCAGGATAGCCTTACAAACATACTCTATATGCCTACTTTAGTTACAATAACTAGAGATGTGCCTACAGGGTTATTTCTCATTCCAGATAATTGTAACGGTGAACTAAAGATATTAGACCCAGAGGATATTGAAACATATAGTATATATGATAACGGTATTTATTTTGATGGCTCAACAGAAACAAGTCTAACAAGTACTCAGATTACTTACAATAAGTTGCCACTTGAAATTACCAACAATCCAGACCAAATACCTAGTATACACCCAAGATTTCACGATGTATACGTGCTTTTTGCCTGCATGCAAGCAATGCACCCAGAAGAAGAACCCGAAAGATACACTCAATATGAAAGAGATTACCTACGTATGGTAATTCAGATACAGAAGTTTTATGGTAAGTTTAGACCAAAACCAGCTGCTTGGAGGGTGGTGCGATAGTTGTCATACTCATTAGACTATAAGAGAGATTATACTGGAGGAGAGAACAGTTATGCCGCACCAGATGAGCTCTTAGCCAACCAATCATTAATATTTGAAAACGCTGATATACTAGGGCAAGGTGGATTTACTAAGCGTACTGGTATAGATAGTTATATAGATTTATCAGCCACATATGCATCACGTGTTGACAGACTCATTGAGTTTGAATATAGAGATACATATGATGTAAGAGTATTAAAAAAACTTGCACTTATTGATGGTAATCTTATTGACTTGTACGATAATTCAGTCATAAAATCGGGCATGGGGAACTGGTTAGATTTTGAAACTTATAAAGATGACCTTTATATCCTGGCTAACGGTATGTTTTTAGTATATAATGGAACTACTATAGATGATGTTGTGTGTGGTGAGTCAGATAGTAATCTTATACGAATTAGGAAGTGCAAGAGTATAGAACAACGTGGGCAGAGATTTTTTGCATGTGGTAATGCAGAAGACCCTAATGCACTATACTATAGTGAGGTTGGTAGACCAGATTATTGGAACACTGTAAATGTTATACAGGCCATAACTGATGATGCTGATGAACTAGTTGCAGTCAGAGAATTTCATGGGGCACTGTTAGCGTTTAAGAAAAGAGCTATTTATGCGTGGTTTGGGTATGACCCCAACACCGATGTTGAGTTCCAACAGTTGGCAGTACATACAGGCACATCTGCCGCTAGAACGATACAACGTGTTGAAGATATGATGATTTACTTAGGTGACGACGGTGTTTATGGGTTAGTTGGAACTGTTTTGAATGTAATACAAACCAGAAAACTATCAAAGAACATTACGCCTAGGATTAAGAATATACTACATAGTGCGGCGTACTATACAGATGCCGCTTGTGCTATTTACAAAGACGGCAAATACATGCTATCAGTGCCAACAGTAACAGCTAGTTGGAATGATACAGTATTAGTACTTTTTACAGATTTTTTAACAGATACAAGTGAAAGTTGGGGCGTATATACAGGGTGGAATGTAAGTGAGTTCTTAAAAAGTTTTGATGGTGAGTTATATTCAGCAAACAGTAATTCAAGTATAATTCACAAGCACTCTGTAACTTACAACGACTTGGGTGTGGCTATATCTGTACATGTTAAGACAAACCCCCTGTCACAAGGCGAACCTATAAAAAATAAAAGATACAGATATGGTTATGCTTACTTACCACAGTTAATGGATTTCCCAACCACAGCTACAATACATGCTATAGTAGATTACCAGGAAGTGGATACAACAATTTCCCCAGATGAGTCGTTATTATGGGATGTAGAGGGTAGGGTATGGGAAGAGCAGAAGTGGGACTTTATAGAGCTGGTAACTAGAAAATTTGCTATTAAAAGTAAAGGTAAACGTATAGTTATAGATATAACAAATGACATATTAGATACAGCCTTAACAATATATGGGTTTGGCTTAGAGTATAGAATTAAGAAACCAGATAGAAACTAGGAGGTAATATATGGCAACTATAATTTCAACAAAGAAAACTAGACTATACAACTTCGTACCTGGCACTAAAGCAGAGTCTGCAAAAGTAGATGCTGAATTTGACCAGTTAATCGTGGCTCAACAGGCTATAGTAGATGATGTTACATCACTAAATTCTACTGGTGGAATACTTACAACAAACATTGCTGACTCAGCAGTCACAACAATTAAGATTGCTGACGGTAATGTCACAACTATAAAGATTGCTGATGGTAATGTTACAGACGCTAAGATTGGTGATAGAACAGTTGATGATGCTATAGTTACAGATACATCAAACACAGGCACTATAACTCAATTATTAAGTTTCATAGTTAAGACTATTAAGAGCTATTTTGGCGTTACTGGATGGAAAACATCTCCAACAAGGACTGTAGAAGCTATAAACACAGACTTAGTAAGGCATGAAACTAGTGCTGACCACGATGGTAGATATTTTACCGAGACCGAGGTTACTAACCTTGATAATGCCAATGTTAAACTTACTGGCAACCAAACAATAGCAGGAATTAAAACACTTTCATCGTCTCCAATAGTTCCAACGCCATCTACAGATATGCAAGCCTCAACTAAGAAATATGCTGATGATGGGTTTGCTGTAAACGCAGGGGCTCTTACTACACACAAAGCAAGCACTGACCATGATGGTAGATATTATACAGAAACTGAAGCAAATGCTAAGTATGCACTTATTACAAGTGGTGTAACAAACGGTGATAGTCATGACCACAGTGGTGGAGATGGCACTCAAATAGACCATGTAAATTTAGCAAACAAAGGTACTAATACACATACCCAGATAGATAGTTTTATATCTGCGGATAGTGGAAATGTTAAACACTCTTTAGCTACAGCACTTAGTGACTTTTTAGTAGCTAGTGGCACTGGTGCATTTGTTAAAAAGACATTAGCAGAAGTTAAAACAATACTTGGGTTAGGCAGTGCTGCTTATACAGCATCAACAGATTACACGCCAGTAGCTCATGCAACAAATACTTCTAACCCGCACTCAACAACAGCAACACAAGTCGGCGCGTTAGTTAGTATTGATGGTGTATCAAATGCTGGTGGAGATGTAGACTTAGTAGCTGGGCTTGGTATAACTTTAACACCGAACAACACGGCAAAAACAGTTACAATAACAGCTACAGGGGCACAGGCACCTGCGGCTCATGCAAGCACCCATGCTATAGGGCAAAGTGACGTTATATCACCCACTTCTATTGGTGCTGTGGCAGATAGTTTAGCAACAGCCACAAGTGATTTCCTCGTAGGTAATACTGGCGGCGGTAGTTGGATTAAAAAGACTTTAACTGAAATAAAGACTATACTAGGGCTTGGCTCTGCCGCATACACAGCTAGCACAGACTATGCTACATCTACACAAGGCGGGTTAGCAGACGGTGCAATACCTAAATCAATAATTGATGCAGCTAATGATTTTATAGTAGGCACAGCAGATAACACACCAGCTAAAAAGACTTTAGCAGAAACACAAGCTATACTTGGTGTTGATAGTAAAGCAAATAAAATACAAGAAAATATAATAATTCCTACATTAGCGGGTGCATGGACTAACTTTGATAGCACAAATGCACAAGCTGGGTATTGGAAAGATAACTTTGGAAATGTGAGGCTTCAAGGTTTTGTAAAAGGTGGAACAGGGGTTATATTTACTTTGCCAGTTGGTTACAGACCACTACTTACGATGAATTTTATTGTTATAGCCAATGGTACTGTAGGATATATAAATATTACAAATGCTGGGGTTCTTACATTGCAAGCAGGGAGTAATGCTAATGTATCATTAGACCAAATATTTTTCAGAGAGGGTGTTTAAAGTGTTAAAACAAGTATATAGCATAGAAAAAAATGGTTTTTTAAAAGAAATTTACGTAGCAGAATTTGATACGTTAGGAAACCCTACTGGAGAAATAATAAAAGATATAATTATAATAGATATGCCACAGGGGTTATATAAGCCGAAATGGACTGGCACAGAATGGATTGAAGGCATGCCACAAATAGATATTGATGCTTTAAATAATATATTACAGCCGCCTACTCCACTTGAGATAGTACAGACTAAAGTTGCTGAGATTGAGATTACAACAAGTCAATTAATCGATGCCTTAGCTGTGATATTGGAGGTAGACGCATGACAGAGAATGAAAGATTAGCAAGAGTAATAAAAGACGGGGCAGATAAAAAAGTAGCGGATAAGAGCAAGAAAGATGCTATCGTGAAGAAATACAGCGATAAGAAGAAAGTTAAGGCGTTGACGAACGATGAGAGATTGGCAAGGATAGAAGAATATTTAGGGATATAGGGGTGCTATATAACTACTAAGTAGACAGGAGACATAATATGACAACAGCAAGTCAAAAAACTGAAACACAAGAGGATTTAATAGCTAGGATAGCAGCAGAAGTACTGGAACATACCAGAGAAGTTACCGCTAAAGTTGTAGCAGACGCAGCTATGGCAAGTGCTAAAGCAGTACTTGAAGAGGCTAGGGCAAGAGCCTTAGTATTATCCGATGCAAAGGAAACTATAGCTCAAGATGTTGCTTTACTCAAAGCAGATGTTGCTAACTTAAAACTCGATTACAAGGCGTTTGAGGGGGCAGTTAGAAAGAAACTGGATGAGCTCGAAGCATCAGTAAACTGCCAATTCAAGGAACTATGTAATAAAATAGAAGTCGTGTTATTGGGTAGACCAACTTGGGCAGTAGCCACCGTTATTGGTGTACTTTCAGCAACGTGTACTGGGCA